CACCGAGTTCAGCATCAGTCAGGCGGCAGAGGTTGATTTTGACCTTGATGCCGCATCGCCTGCGTCTGGTGTCGTTCGCACGAAGTGCAACGCCATCGTCCGCGCCATGCGTCGGGCGGCTCTCGGCGGCTGGGTTGATGGCCGTACCTCCGTGCTCGGCCTGTGCGGCGATACGTTCTTCGACCAGCTCGTGGCGCACAGCGAGGTTCGCGCAACCTACCTGAATCAGGTGGCCGCGGCTGAGTTGCGCACCGAGGCGGCGTTCTCGGAGCTGAGCTATGGCGGCATTCGGTTCGTGAACTACCGCGGCACTGATGATGATTCGACGCTGAGCGTCGGCACCACGAAGTGCAAGTTCCTGCCGATTGGCGGCAATGGCGTGTTCCAGCAGGCGATGAGCCCCGGCGAGTCGTTCGATCTGGTCAACACTCCGGGACAGCCGTTCTACGCAATGACGGTGCCGGACCCGACCGTGCGCAATATGTACGTCGACGTGGAGGTTTACTCCTACCCGATGTTCGTTTGCACCCGTCCGGGCATGCTGCTGCGCGCGAAGAACACCTAACGGTGTCCGACCCGTTCACCACCGCGAACGCCGCGCTATTTGAGGCGGCGGGCTGCGTTGACTCAACCGTAACCAACGGCGCGACGACTTGCACCCGTCGCGCCTTGTTGTCTCGCGATGTTGAGTACGCAGACCTGACGAGCCAAACGTCAATGCGCGTCGATACGGTCCAGTTCCCGCGATGCGGCGGACTGCGCCCGAAGGTTTCGACGATCACCATTGCGGCGACCGTCTACGTCCTTGAGCAGCGACTCGCGGATGACGGTTACGCCGAAACGTGGCGGGTCAAGGCATGAGCGGCGGCTCGATTGCAGAACGTCAGCAGGCGCTTCTAGTCGCTCGGTTGCAGGCCATCCGTGTTTGTAATGGATACCTGTGCGACATGGGCGCGCGCGTGTTTGAGGAGCGCGCGCACTTCGACGAGGCTGATGTGTTTCCGTTGCTGAATGTGCAGATGACGGGTGAGGCGGGAAACGAAGAGTACGGCCGCGAAAAAGTCACCATCAAACGGTCGTTCCGCGTCGAGATTTACACCGACGACGCCTATCGCGCGATTGCTCTGTTACAGGACGTGAAGCGCGCAGTGATGGACTTCAAGAGTCTCGGCAAGTTCACCGACGAGGATGGCCCGCTCGGCGTTTTGGCCTACGGCGGCACGGAGCAAATCACAATCGAAAGCGATGGAAGGTCTATTTCTGGCCTGTCCGCGCTTTTCACAATCAGCGGCCCCGAGACATGGGGTGAACCAAGGACATCTTCATGAAGACCTTCAAGTTTTCCAAGGAAGTCGTGAACGCCGGCAAGCCGTACAAGCCCAACGATGTTGACGAACTGAGCGACGAACACGCCGATAAATTGCAGCGGCTTGGATTCGGCGCAGTGGTCGAAACCAAGCGCAAGTAACCAGCAAGCAACCCCACCAGAAACCCGGCCTAGCGCCGGGTTTCGTCGTTTCAGGAGGCAGGAAACATGGCCGTTTCGGTCTACACCAAGAGCAATGAGTATTCCGTTCCGCGCGGCCTTGTGGGCTTCCAGGAGCGGCTGAGTGATGGCGTATATGACGGCATCGAGTGGTTCGGCGACGTGTCGGCGCAGACGGTCTCGGTCGAGACTGAAAATCTGACCCACGAGAGCCACGAGGGCGGCATCGGCCAGCGCGATCTGGACACGCCGATTCGCATCACGCGATCCGGCGGGCTGACGGTCGACAACTGCAACGCGGCCAACGTCGCCAGGTTCTTCGGCGCATCGGTCAGCACTCACACGCAGGCATCCACGCCAATCGTCAACGAGCTGATTCGGCACATCAAGCCGGGTCGGTCGTGGGTGCTCGGGAACACGTCTGGCGGCCTGCGCGTGCGCTCGGTGTCTTCGGTTGCCGTCGACTTCAAGGCGACGGCGCGTGCGAACACCACGGCGTACACGGTCGGTCAGATTTACGTGCCGGCCACGCCGAACAACCACGCTTACATCTGCACCATTGCAGGCACGTCTGCCGGGTCGCCGCCGAGCTTCACGACCGATGGCACGACGTTCGCCGACGACACCGCGACATTCAAGGACATCGGCGTCATCAACAGCCTGACGGCTGGCACCGACTACATCCTTGACGCGACGCGCGCACTGATGTCGGTCGAGATCACCGGAAAGCTCGCGACGGTCTACGCGAACGCAGTCACCGCGGTGGGCGCTGGCAATTTCGAGTTGCAGGTGGAAGTCGACTACACGCCGGCCGCGACCACTTGGACCAAGATCGAAACCGGGGCCGTTTCCAGCAAGCGCGGCAAGTTGTGGATCGAGCAGGACAACCCGTTCGGCGCGAATCAGCAGCTCGTGATCCCCGATTGCACACTGGCTCCGGGTGGCGAGTTGTCTTTCATCGCGTCCGATGATGCGGTGTCTACGATGGAATTCACCGTCGGCATCAACATCCTGAACAGCACGACGCCGGCAATTCGCGTCGATCGCTTCGCGGCCTGATCTTATGACCACCGAAACCGGAAAGGCGCCCACTCGGGCGCCGCTGTCGTTGGCTGAACTGCGCGCAGTGTCCGCGATTATCTCGCCGGCTCAGGCCGGCGGGCTGTCGCCCGTGTTCGCACTGGTCCCGCTGTACGCGATCCGCTCGGCGCAGCCTGAAATCGCGGTGTGGGCAATGCCTGCGGTCGCTGCCGTTTCGGCCATGCTCGAAATGCTGCCTGAAATCCTCACGGTGGAAATGCAGCAGGCATGCGGACAGGCGTCGGTTGACATCGGCGAGCAACTGAGTCCGCAGGCTATGCGCGACAAGTTGGTGAGTCGTATGCGGTTGGTCGCTTAAATGCCTATCACTATTCAATCGCCGGATATTTCTGCGCTTGTGCGCAGGCTCGGCGCCGTGAGTAGTGATGCACCAAAGGCTTTCAAGCAGGCTCTATCGTCGATCTCTCGCGCGGCCAAAACGGAAACTAAGCGCGCGGCGGCGGCTGAGTACAACGTAAAGCAGTCGCGCATAGAGCAGGATATCCGCATCGACACGCGGAGCGCCGATGCCATAGTGGTTACTGGCCGTAGGCGATCAATCACGTTCAACTCGTATGGATTCAAGCCAACTCGGGCCGGGCTGCGCGGGTCGCTTTTCAAGAAAGGCAAGAAGCACACGTTTAAAAGCGGATTCGTGGCGCCGGGACTTGCTGGCGCAGAAAACGGATTTCACAGCGTCCCATTCTGGCGCGTTGGTCCGAAAAGGAAAATGCGAAAGGGTCGCTATGTTGGAAAGTTGCGCCAGCCGCTTGAATCGCTGCATGGTCCATCCGTAGCCGACATGCTGAAGAACGACAGGGTTTTCACGCCGCTGCATGCGCGGCTAATTCTGCGGGCAACAAACGAACTAGAGCGCAGAATAACAAGGGAATTGGCGCGCCGTGGCTAAGCAAGACGTCGAGCTAAAATTCTCGCTGATCGACGGCGTTAGCCGGAGTCTTGCCGCAATTCAGCAGGGCGTTAGCGGACTTGGCGCATCGCTGGTCAAGATCAATGCCGCGGCAGAACTGACGGGAAAGGCGTTTGGCGCTATTGGCGACGTAGCCGGCGCATTCGGCGATGCAGTTGTCGGCGCTGCGTCTGTTGAGGATGCGCTGACGCGTGTCAATTCGATAACCAATGCGACTGTCGAAGAACAAAAGGCGCTGCAAGACGCAGTGCGCGGCGCTGTTGAAGGCACGCGATTCAGCGCAGAGGAAGCGGCCGGCGCGCTGGTATTGCTCGCCGAGGATGGATTCAGCGCCAAGGAAGCGGTTGACCAGCTCGGCAGCGTGCTGCAATTCGCACAGGCCAATGCACAATCGGCGGCGGCGGCTACGGGCGCGCTCGGCGCCGTGCTGGATACGTTCGGCGAAAAGCCGGCGGTCATCGGCGCGCTTGCTGACACGCTGACTGCCGTGGCGCGTGGCGCCGGAACCAGCACGAAGGCGCTACAAGAGGGGCTGGCGGGCGTCGGTAACGCTGCCGATCAAGCTGGAATCTCGCTCAACGACACAATCGGCTATTTGGGGTTGCTGGCATCGCGCGGCATCGAAGGCGGCGCGGCGGTTGGCAATTTCAACAAGATCATTCGTGAGATTGAAGACCCGGCGAGCAAGGCCGGGCAGGCGTTGGCAACACTCG